GAGGATAACGAGTACGTCACGAATTACGCTAAATACCTGCTCGAATATCTGGACATGAAACTGAAATAACCACGGAGAGAACCATGAACCTATTTGAAAGCCCGGAAGAAACAGGCACCGTAAAGCTGGAAGTCCTGGTCAGTGAGGAAACCGCCGCCGATGTCGAGGCTCTGGAAACGCTGTTTTTCCAGTGGAAGCGGCAGAACGGAAAAAATGAGAAGCTGGCCAAGATCTGTTTAGATAAAGCTGTGGCCATTATGAGGCGCAATCCGCAAGCCGTTGCGGTGCATTTTATGAGGCCGCCGTCGATCTTTGAGAAACAGTCGAAGGAATTACACTGATGGATTTTAGGGTTTTGGTATGCGGCGGTCGCGATTACAGCGACCGCCATCAGGTGTGGGCCGTGCTGGATGAGCTTTGGGCTAAGCATGGCGATCTTGTCATAATCCACGGTGCTGCGAGAGGCGCTGATTCCTTAGCCGATGAGTGGGCTAAGGAAAACAACCAAAAGATCCATATGTTCCCAGCACAGTGGAAAGCTTATGGCCGGTCTGCCGGTCCTAAACGTAATCAGGAAATGCTGGATAAAGGCCAGCCTCAGTATTTTGTCGCCTTTCCAGGCGGCAAAGGTACAGCCGATATGGTTAGGAGATGCCGTAAGGCTGGGATTTCGGGGATCGAGATGAAAACCACGGAGGATAAGGATGAAGAAGCGCAGCAAAATAGCGCGTGATCTGGCTACGCCTAAGTACCGGCAGCGCGTTATAGATGACAAGCGCAAGCAGTTAAGCAAGGCTGCCTGCCGTCGTAAGAACATCGTAGTTCATAGATTGGACTACGATGCTCTTATGGACGCAATCAATAATCCGTGCAAACCACCGAAATCCTTAATGGCTTTAATGCGATTTACTCCACCTTGGAAAGCATCTCATGGCGCAGAATGATTTAACCATGCCATCAACCAGCAATGGCTGTTTGGTAAAGGCAATGGATTTAATTGGTGGTGGATCATTAAAATGGCCGGTCCATGCTGAAGAATGGGATTCTCTTCCAGCCGAAGAAAAAAGAAAACGGGAAGAATTAGCCGAAAAGTTATTAGACAGAATGGGCGAATTACGCCGCCAGGGACTCTAACCCATTATTCTCTCTTTTCTCTCTCTCTTCTCTTGAAGAGAGAGAAAAGAGAGTTTCTGCCCCGCCACCAACATGGAGTTAAACAATGGTGCAGGTTAACCAAAAGGAAATCATGGACGTCGTTAAGAAATTGCTGGACGGCGCTCAGCCGATTAAGTCCCGCAAGCCAGCCAAAAAGAAGGGTGGCCGAGTTAAGCCGACCGCCGAGGAAACCGCTGCTCGCATTGCTGCTAATGATGCCGAGTGCATTAAGGTATTCACCTCTGCCGGGTTTAAGGACGTTCAACCCCGCAAGAATGTGCTTACCTATAACAAGTGGATGCAAGCTGGCCGCAAGGTTAAGGAAGGCCAGAAATCGCATAAGGTGGCTGGCTTCTCGCTGTTCCACCTTGACCAAACTCAGCCCCTCTAATCGGAAGGAACCCGAATGGTTAAAGCCGATAAGAAATCCAGCCTTGAATCTCAGGTCGCCGGAACTGTTAATTCAATCCGCGACCTGATTGCTATGGACGATCAATCTCCTAACTACTTTAACTTCCGCATTGAAGCGGAAGGCCGAGTCCGTGATGGCGAGGTTAAGATCACGTTTAAGATTGGTGAATCCAGCTATACCAACGTGGTCAGCGGCGATAGTGTCGAGGCTGTATTGACGGAGTATCTCCGTCGCATTAACTGGCAGAAAGCCCACGATTATCTGGCTTTGCCGAGAGTGGACACTACCTCTACGGTCGAAACCACTCAGTAAACCCATCGCTGTTATGTCCCGGTCGGAAGCCACATTTAGTGGCTATCCGCCGGGACGCAGCGTTGGTGTCTTTAATGACAGCCCGCAAATCGCTTTTGCTGTCATACTTGATGGCTTCTTCAAGCAAATCAGTTCCGATGCCCTTGTGACGGTGATCCGGCGCGACATTCCAGCTAACCGTGGTGATTAATTCCCCATAATCGAATCTCACGGTTCCTACCGCTCTGCCGTTGCAGTAAGCGATCATGATCTTACGGTTTTTGTTTTGCAAAGATTCCTTTAGCCACCGAACGTGGTCATTCCATTCAAGCGGCTCAGAGTTTGGGGAATTTTCCCTAGCTAACGGATCATTCCGCCAATCGAATAGATTGGATGCATCCCTTAGTGATGCCGACCTTAGCGATATTTTAGAGCGATTAACCACGGAGAACCAAGATGAACAGATTAAACTTTCTATATCTAGGTGCTTTAATCACAGTCGCCGCAGCTATTCAAGGAAATATGCTGGCTATGTGGCTTGCATTAGCGGCGATTGCTCTGACGTTTGTTACCATACAAGTTACACAAAAGGACCCGAAGAACTCTCTTTTTTCTCTCTCTTCTTGCGAAGAGAGAAAAAAGAGAGGAGACAAGTGCCGCCCCGGACGGACTCCGGTTTCCATAAATGACCACGGAGACAACATGAAAGGACCACTGAAGATTGGGCCGGAAGATAATGCTTCCGTAATTGCCGATAAAGTGCAGGATGCAACCGGCGAAATCACCCAGATGGCGATGGCTTTAGCCAGCATTCATGAGCGTAAATATGAAGATGGCGGAGGCTTAGGTAGCGCCTGCTATGTTGGCTGCATGGCTGCCGCAGGATCACTTATCCCGATTGCGATGTCGGTTGCCGTAAAGCCAAAACTTAGCGAACGAGAAATCCATGAGCGTGGCAAAGAGGTTGCCCTAACATTGGTAACACCCGATACCATGCTCTTTGCCGCGCTGCTTTCAACCAAGATCCTGGTCAACATTGATGCCAAAACTGGCCGCCAGGATTGGGAATTAAATCCAGAGACGCTGTTTAATGCCCTGACCGACTGGGAGAAGCTTACCGGGAGAAAGGCTGACGGAATCATTGATCCCGGCATGCTAAGGGCAGCCCGCGAGGTAGCGGTATCGTCTACGGTTCCGCTCACCGAGTTTATGGATAAACGATCCAGATCGTTTCCACCAACCGACACTATTCAGTAAGGTTTTTGGCTGGATGCCGCATCACAGAAATGTGGTGCGGTATTCGGGCGAAAATCGCCAAACTGCAACAACAAACCACGGAGTATCTGATGCCAGAGGCAAATGCCGAGGTAAAGAAAGAAAAGATTAACTGGGATCGGTTGGACGTTGATGTTGTCCACGAAGGCCGCTCCATTACGCTGCCGGGAGACCCCGGCAAGATGCCGCTGAATAAGGCTATCGAAGCCTTACTGCGCAAGCAGGAAGATGAGAACCAAAAGTTTAAAGTTTACGAAATCATCGACGCCTATCCGCTCGATGGTGCCGTGGCCTTCGTTAAGGCCATGACCAATCTTTATGGTTGGGCATCGCCGCAAAGCCAGCCGGGATTTTTCGGTGATGATCCACCGGCCATGATTTCGGTTAAGACCGGCTTCAAGGATGAAGATGTGGTGCAATGCCCAATGGGTTCCTTTGCTCTTCCTGGCGTTGACGAAAAGGTTAACACCACCATCACGAAGGATAACAAGGATCGTCAGGTCTTTGTGATCTACGCCACCATTAAGAAGCGGGACAAGCACCTGCTGCTTGAGCTTGCCAACGAGACACGCCGTATCGTTAAGGAACAGTCGATCTATCGCGGTAAGGCAATTCGGTTGCTGGTTGACTATGATGGCAACCTGGATTTTGACGATCCGCCGCAGTTCCTGGATGTAACGACTAAGGACGAACTTGTGTTCGACGCCGACATTCAGGCTCAGATCGACACCAGCATTTTGGTGCCGATCACGCATACAGATATGGTGCGTAAGGCGAGGATTCCGCTTAAACGAGGCGTTCTGCTCGAAGGCCCCTATGGAACTGGCAAATCCCTGACCGCCAGAATGACGGCTAGGGTTTGCGAGGAAAATGGCTGGACCTTTATCCTGCTGGATAAGGTTCAGGGTCTGCGAGCCGCTCTGGAGTTTGCTAATCGGTATTCCCCGGCGGTTGTCTTTGCCGAGGATATTGATCGGATTGCTTCGGAGCGCGACGAAGGAACTAACGACCTAATCAATATCATTGATGGCGTTATTTCCAAGCGGTCGGAGATTATGACCATTCTCACCACCAACTTTGCTGAAAAGCTGGACCCGGTGATTATGCGTCCTGGTCGGCTCGATGCGGTGATTTCGCTAAGAGCGCCGACTGACGAAGCGGTTAAGAAGCTGCTCAAGGTCTATGCCGGTAATCTGTTGGATGATAATTCCGACGTTTCCGGTGCGGCTCATGAGCTTTCCGGTCAAATCCCGGCGTCGATTCGTGAATGTGTCGAGCGAGCTAAGCTCACCATGATCGGTCGAGGTGCTAAGCAGCTTATTGACAATGATCTTGTGATTGCGGCCAAGACGATGAAAAATCATCTGGCGCTGCTTAATCGCAAGGTTAAGGAGCAGAGCGTAGCCGAGAAATTGGCTGAAAGCCTGCATGAAGTTGTCGGCAACGGTTCTACGAAACTGCTGGAGAAAATCCCGCGTATCGCAAGTCTCGTTGACGACATTCACGACAACGTGTGCTGATAGGCTCCGTGGGGTGGCTAGGCCATTACGCTTAGCCTCCTACCTGTTGCCCCTCTCTGGTGAAAGCCAGAGAGGGGTATAGGTATTTCTGGCATATGGAGGGCAAATGAAATTAAGGAAATGGTGGTTTGGCCGGAAGAGCTTTGGCGCATTGCTCTATCTCGATCCTAACAGGAATGCGGCAGTTATCATGCTGCGCTGTGGCAATAAATGGTTATTCAAGTTTGGCCGCCACTCTTTCATGAAAGGGAATGGCTAATGGCAGTTGTCATAAAGTGCATAGTTCCAGATAAGAAAGCGGTCGATGCAATCAGGTTGCTAAAGCCGATTGCGCTTGAGCCTCCGGTTATTGATCCACTTGAGGATCTTGCTCTAGTCGGCACGAATGGCAAGTCGCCGGTAAGGAAATTGCCGGTCGGTACAGCGAGGCAAGCGGTGGAGGATTACGTTCGCAAAACACACGCAAAAACGATAACCGCCACCGATCTGCGAACCCATGTCATGCAGCTTGGGTTTGGTGAACACAGCTACAGCTATCCGCTGGGGCTGTTAATCAAGAAGGGTATCCTTAAAAAGACCAAGGAACCTTCGGTTTATGAGGTGGTGCGGAAATGAGCAGAAAAAAGAGAGGTTATCTAAGTCCATACAGGACTTATGTGTTTGTCGATAAAGACCCGGTGATCGACAAAATGCGAACACTGGTTGACGATGCTGACGTAAGCTACCGAGAGATTAAGGAATCAAGCGGCGTTTCAACTACCACATTATCTAATTGGTTTCATGGTAAAACACGGCGACCGCAGTTTGCAACGGTTAATGCCGTGGCTTTAGCTCTTGGCCGGGAGTTCCGGCTGATGAAAAAGGTTAAAAAGTAAATTAACAGCCAGCGCAAATGCTGGCGTTTGTCCATTTAAGCGGATGACGCCCCTTTGGATCGGGGAATACATCGCCAGCGGATCGAGATCGAGTCCGTAAGTCGGAGACCCCCACCGGACACGCTTAGGTTGGTTCAAGGCACTTAGGTGCTGTTCCCATCCCTAAGGTCTCCTACCGGGCAAGAACCGTAATTCGGCAGGGACAAGTATCCAACGGGATCACTGTTCACCATTTAAGTCCAAGGCTGGCGGTCAAAAGCATGACTAACCCTCTAATATAATAGGCTTCGGCCTCACCCGCTTAGATGGACACCAATCATAACAATATGGAGTAAAGAATGTGGCTGTTTTGCCAAAAAGGATTCCTGTCAATCGTTGAAGATGAAAACGATAATGGCAGGCTGCTTGTGCGCGGAAGATTAAGAGGTGACATTGAAGAGTATTTTCCCGATGCAAATGTGTTCATTGACGAAGATGCAGATTATAGATTCCGCGCTTTTATTAAGCGCGATCAGGTTGCCGATGTAGTTAAGCAAGCTGTCATGGACATAAACTATCCAAAGTTTAAGCCATATATTCGCGATAAAGAGATTCGCGGCGATTATTATTTAGAGGTGTGGTCGATAATGATGACCGCACAAGATACCGAGAGGCTTACCGATGGATGACCGCAAAATGTGCATTTATTTCGAGGATGAATGTCCACGGATTAAGTGCGGCTGGCGTGTTGTAACAGTAAAGGTAGGACATAAATGGGTTCACTTTACTGACATGGCCAATGGGAACAGAGGAAAGGTTCCTTTTGATAAAGGGAACCAAATGATAGACCACGGATTTCTTCCGCAGGAAAGGGAGCAAAATGACTGGACGCAAATTGGGCATAGCTAAAGGGTATCTGATTGATCCAGAAGCCAAGACTATCATCCATATCAATTACGATTTATCTACCGGCATAGATGGCATCTATAAGCTAATAGGTGCCGATCCTTTCACAATCGTTCAAATCGAAAAGCGTGATGCTATTTTTGTTGATGACGAAGGATTGCTAAAGAATCCTCGATATTTCTTCCAGTATCGCGGCTATCATCAGCCTCTGGCCGGTAAGGGTCTTGTGCTTGGCACAAATGAGGAAGGCGACACCGTTTCGGCTAAGATTAAATACGAAGATCTAAAGAGCAGAGTCAGTTTCCTTGAGTTATCCGTTCAGGATATGGTCACTACATCCGGCCCAGGTTGGATTAAGACAGAGCCAGTATTCGGGCCGCCAGAGGTAGAGGGTGAAGAACCCTTAGATGACGGCGACCCGGCTGGAAAATACCAAGAAACCCAGAATGAGATTCACTTTGATAAAAATTACCGGGGCTAATCATGACGCTAGATGAAATCTTCAACCACGGTAAAGACGCCGCATCGCATATCTTCGATAAAACCGGCAAAGTTTTGCCGACCTGGATTGCAGAGCGCGGCGACGGCCAAATGTTCCCCATAATCACTCACTTTGATTCCAAGAATGATAAGGAAGCAACCGCCGAAGCCTTAAAGATTTTCTTTAAGGAAAGTGGTGTAGTCCGGTATGTCTCCATAGTCGAGGCTTGGATGATAGAGCCTAAGACTAAGGAGATCCCAGAAAGCGTAAAGCGCGGGGCTTCCCTAGCTGGCCATCCAGATCGGCGCGAGGTTATCTGGGTAACGGCGGAAGAGGGAGATAAGCATAAGGTTGGGATGTTCTACATTCTGAGGCCAGAACACGGTAAGGCCATCCTTTCTCCATTCAAGACAATGCCACAATCGGAGAAGCAGGAAGGAATATTCTGCAACCTATTGGTATAGGTGAATAATGACTGAAATCCCCAAAGAATCAATAGAGGCGGCATCAATAGAGGCGGCAAGCGCAGCAATGCGCTCTGATTGGATGAGTGTAAAAGATTTACGAGCATCTGGTAAATTTCCAGCCTTGGTTTGGACGGAAATCGGTATGGAAGCCGCCCTCAAAGCCGCCGCGCCGTTCATTCACCAAAAAGGATTTATTGCTGGCCGTGAGTTTGAGGCTGCAATGCGCGGCACTCCTATTGCTGCGGCTTGTTTCAACGACGGCATCGAGGCAGCGGCGCATTATATCGAGGGGTTGGAGGAATATGGCTTTAAGAATCTAGCGGAGAACATCCGCGCACTAAAGAAATAATAACTTAACCACAACGGAGGTAAAGAATGGCTAAAAGAAAGGCT